ATTTATTACCAAAATAGGAGGAGGAGGAACCACAACCAATTATACAGATACTGGTCTCTTAAACGCATCTCGCTTGCCTGTAAGCGGTGGTTCTTGGGCAGGCGCTTCGGCTCCTGGAGTCTTCCTGCTTCGGGTGAGCTATTCGACTTCTGATTCTAATTCGGCTGTTTCTGCTCGTATTTCATATCATTAATTATATCAAATAAAATCCATGTTTTATCGTAATATTAAAACTTTTTAAAAATAATTTTATCTGAATTTTTACAAACGAGAAGTAAATAGGGTATAATAGTATAGGATGATAAATTAAGCTACTTGAAAGAGGGTGGTTATCCCAAGCTAGTAATTATTGTCCGACACTCAAGTCATGTGAAAACATAACAAAAACAACTATTGGAGGAATTATAAAATGACAGACTTAAACTTTAAAGAACTATTACAGGCAGAAATTGATAAAACTCAAGGGTATGTAAATACTAAAAAAGAAGTTATCGGAGTTGCTGAATTTAATTTATTGAAAGATAAGAATCAGCTACTTGATTTAGAAATTAAATTGAAAGAATTGCTAGAAAAGAAGAAGGATTTAGAGGAATTTGAAGAGTGGAAGAATAATAAAGCTAAAAAAGGATTGAAAGCTACAGATACTGTTACAGGAGATAGTTTAGAAATTAAAGATAATGGAGATATGGCACTAACTTCAAAGAATAAGCCTATATCAAGTAATAAAGTAGAAGCTAAAAAAGAATAGCATTACGGTTGGAGAGTTTTCTCTCCTTCCAATATTAATAGATTGGGAGTGAAGAATTGGCTCGATTAACTTATAAACTAGAACAAGATATTCTTGACAACCTAGACCATATTAAAGATAAGTTACATCAAAATGTAATTGATTATGAAGATTCAGTTTGGATGGTTGGAGTAATTAATAAACTATTGTTAGAGACTCACTTCATGAGAGATGAGATTTTGATGAACTATAAAGGGGAAGATTAAATGACTACAGTAGAAGAAAAAGAAGTTAATGCGATTCAACTTACAGAGAATTACAGGGTAATTTCTATACCAAGAAATATCGTGCTTCAGGAGAAGTACGAGACAAGTTTAGGTAAAGGTCGATATGCTGAAAAATCTGGGGAATTCAGTTATAAAGATATCGGCTATTATAGTAATTTTAAAGCTGTAACAAACGCTATAATCAATAAGGAATTAATTAATGCGATAGATACTGTTAAAGAATTAAATCAATTATGCGATTATATCGATAAGATTAAAGAAGAAATTTGTAGTCATATTAATGAATATATTACTGTTGATTTAGTAGATGGTAACAAGAAGCCAACAAAGAAGATTATTAGAGGTATGGAGATTTCGGAAAGTGAGTGAGTAATTATTGACTAAGTATAATGCAAAAAAAGTAACTATTGATGGTATAAATTTTGATTCTAAGGTAGAAGGAGAATACTTCAAACTTCTCAAAAAGCAAAAAGAAGAAGGTTTAATTAAGGATTTCGAATTACAGCCTACTTTCGAATTACAGCCCAAGTTTGAGAAAAATGGAAAGAAGTATCTACCCATCAAATATCAAGCAGACTTCAAGGTTTTTAATAATGATGGTACAATCAATATAATTGATGTAAAGGGGCAGGTTCTACCTTTATTCAAATTGAAGGAAAAAATGTTTCACTATCAATACGATTTCCCATTGATATTAATGTGCTACAGCAAGATAGATAATGGATGGATTGAGTATAATGAACTTGTTAAAGCTAGGAAAGAGCGTAAGAAAGCCAAAAGTAAATAGCATATAAAAATATAAATGGAAAAGGATGATTATATAATGACTATTTTTACAGATAATCAAATTAATAAAGCAGTAGCTTATGCGGATTTAATGAATAAACTAGGTAGTAAAATTAATGAAACAGAAGATGAGCATATTGAAAGAGTAGAAAAATTCATCAAGAAAGTAAATAGAATTGAAGATAAAAAAGGATTAAAGGTAGTAAATCTAGAGTCGGAAGTTTCAGAAATAGAAATGTCAGATGGTGAATTAAGAGGATATAATAAAGACGGTGAATTAACCATTCTCATCCCTAAAGGTGGTAATAAATGTGTGCTTCATGGGACTAAATTAGATAATAACAATCTTCATGAGGATTCAATCAAGAAGCTAGAGAAGAAACGAAATAAATTATTGAATCATAGAGACATTATTAACTATACTTACGGAGGCAATGTATCTATGTTAGATGAGTATGAACCATTAATTAGAAATATAGATGGATTATCTTATTGTATTGATATTTTGAAAAATTCACTATAAAATGTTCGTTTTATTGAGATAAGAGGAGATGATTAATATGATGACACTCACAGAAGAATTAGAGGTTTTACCAAAACAATTACAATCAATGAATTATGAAGAAAAATTAGATTTTCTATCAGACCTGCTTTGTGAAGAATGGTATACGAATAGACATACTGACTACATTAGAGATGTATTAGATATTTTTGCTAAGTCATTGGATAAATAATATTCTCAATAAAACCATTATTTTATTGAGAAAAATCAAGGGGTGAGAATTATAAAAACTGATAACTTTAACAATCTAATATGGATGAATGATATTATGTATTCAGAATTAATAGGAGAGTCTTACGAAATAGAGGAGGATTTTGTAGTAGGTTTATATTACACAAACGATAGTGATGATATCATTTATATTAATCGTAGTAACAATGAAGTTTTAGATATGTGATTTCAACAAAGAGGATGTGAAAAATTGAATCTAAAAAATAGCGGTTGGAAGTTTGATAATACAGTAGTTCCTGTATTTGATGAACATGTAAGGCAGTCTGTACCAATGTATGATGAGATGCATAACTTAATTAAAGATATAGCTGGATGGTTCTTACAAGATAATACGAACGTATATGATATAGGAACATCTACAGGTAAGGTAATCAAGTCCTTACAGAGCAACTATGATAAAGATATTAACTATATTGGCATTGATAGCTCAGATGATATGTGCAATAAGTTATTAGACGAGAAGGTTGACTTTAAAGTATTAAATGAAGATATAACTAAAAACTTTGAGTTTAACAATGCATCGTTAATCACTTCTATATTAACCATTCAGTTTATTCCTGAGCAATATCGACAAGAATTAGTAAATAGTATATATCAAGGTTTAAATAAAGGTTCAGCATTTATTATGGTAGAAAAAGTAATAGGGAATAATGCAAGGTTTAACGAAATGTGGATTGAACTTTATCATGAAATGAAGCTTAAGAACGGATTAACAGAGGAACATGTATTCCAAAAAGCTAGAGCAATAAGAGGAGTAATGAAACCATATACAGTAGATGAAAATATTAAGTTATTAAAGAATGCAGGATTTAAAGATATTGACAAGTTTTTTAAGTGGAATAACTTTGTTGGTTTTATAGCAATAAAATAAATAGTATATAAACTTGGAATGAGGTAATTATATGACAGTAAAAAAAGTATTACTAAATCAACTTTCTCAGATAAAAGAGCAAGAAGTAGGAATTTTACTATCTGGTGGAAATGGAAGTGCTTCTGTATTATTCTCTCTATTAGAATTAGGAAAAACTGTTCATGCTTATACTTTTCATATGGAGAACCATGAAAGTACAGATTTAAAAAAGGCTAGGGAACTATGCGCTCAATTAGAGGTAAGATTTACTCCAATCCCATTACCATCAGATTTAGATACACTCAAGAAAGAATGTCTTTATCTTATAAATGATATAGGATGTTCACTTAAAACAGATGTAGAGTGTGCATTTCCTATAAAATACACTCTTGAAAAAGTAGAAGAAAAAGTATTAACTTCTGGACTAGGAGATGATAATTATTTTGCTTTAAGTAAGAAGGCTCAAATAAATTATAAACATTCCATTGAAGGAATGAATTTTTACAGAGGAAAAGCGCATGAGTCATATGAAGTTCAAGTAGCTTTATTTCAAAAAATGGCAGATAGCTATAGTATAGAGTTAGTAAATCCATATCAATCACAAGAGATGTTTGACTTATTTGTGGATACCTCGTATGAGCAATTAAACAAACCTAAGAAGAAACAATGGATTTTAGATGCCTGTCCTAAAGAGTTTCAAGAAAATAAGTTTTATCACGCAAACTATCAAAAGGGAGACAGTCTAATATCTGATAATTTTTTACAGTTACTACAATCGGACTGGAATATAAAAAATTATAAAATAACTACTGGAATATTTAATGCTATAAAAAGAGGAGAAATTAAACAATAATATATATAGAAGAGGTGATACTTTGAGATTCGCTGATGTATTTTCTGGCATAGGTGGCTTTAGAATTGGATTAGAAGAGTATGGACATGAGTGTGTATACACTGTTGAGTATGATAAGAAGGCTCAAAAGGCTCATGATTCAATGTGGGGTATTGATGGCGATAAATGGTTTGATGATGTACGCAACTTAGATGCAAAAGACATAAATGATATAGATATATTAGTAGGAGGATTTCCTTGTTTCGCATTTAGCATAACAGGAAAGAGAGAGGGCTTTGAGTCTGACGACCCACGAGCAAAAATGTTTTTTGAATTAATGCGTATAGCAAAAGAAAAGAAACCAAAATATCTATTTTTTGAAAATGTAAAGGGGTTGTTAAGTCATGACAATGGAAGAAGTTTTGCAAGAATCTTGTATGAAATGGACAAACACGGGTATGATGCAGAATGGCAACTTATCAATGCAAAAGATTTTGGTTACCCCATCCTTAGAGAAAGGATATTCATTATCGGACATCTTAGAGGAGAGCGTACCGAAAAAGTATTTCCTATCACAACAGGTATTAGAGCGAATGATTCAACAACATCAGTCTATCAATTCAGACGAGGGAATTTTAGAAGATTTAAAGGATATTGTCCAACCTTAACAGCTAGTATGGGGACTGGTGGACACAATGTGCCATTCATCATAGACAAAGGTTCATTGCGTAAATTTACACCAAGAGAATTATTTAGACTACAGGGTATTCCAGAAGATAAAATAGATAGATTGATTAATAGTGGACTATCTGACTCAGCTTTGTATGAAAGAGCTGGTAGAACTGTATTTATACCAATTATTAAAGAAATAGTTAAAAGACTAAAATAAAGAGGTGATAGTATTAAAGTTTTAGAATTGTTTTGCGGAGTAGGAAGCTTCTCTATTCAAATGAATAAATTAGGGATTCAACATGAAATAGTTGGATTTAGTGATATACGTGATACAGCCATTGAACTATTTTGTAGGATTCATGGGAAAATCAAAGAGGATAATTTAGGAGATATTCATAGTGTTGCTACTACAAATATAGAGGTAGATTTGCTAGTATTTGGGAGTCCATGTCAGTCTTTTACAAGGGGAGGTAAGAATGATGGAGGAGTAAAAGGTACTGGTACTAAATCCTCTTTGATGTGGGAGGCTGTACGTATTATGAAGGAGTGTAATCCTAAGTGGATTATATGGGAAAATGTTCCTGACGCAGTAAATAAAAAGAATATAAGTAATTTTGAGAATTACATGGAAGAGTTAAATGAAATGGGATATAATACGTATTGGGAAGTTTTAAATGCTCATGAATTAGGGTCGGCACAAAAACGTAAGCGCCTATTTGCTGTATCTGTCAGGAAAGATATTGATAATGGTAAGTTTAAATTTGATTATGAAAAAGTAAAGCCTAAGAAGTTGAAGGATTACTTGGATACTAATGTAGGGAGTGAATTTAATGTAGAAGATAAGATACAAAGTGCCTTACTATTAGGTAAAAATGAAGATGGGTATATTATCAAAAATGGCACAAAACAGGGATGGTTGATAGCTAATGAAGGTGACTCTATTGATTTAGGTTTTTATAACTCAAAGACTAGACGAGGTAGAGTTCAGAAGGAAGCATGTCAGACTCTGCTCAGAAGCAAGAGCGTAGGCACTATTCAAAATGGCAAGCTTAGATATTATACTCCTTTCGAATATTGGAAATTACAAGAGATGTCTCCTGAACTATATAATAAGGTAGAAGATTGTGAATTTACCTTGAACGAAGCTTATGACGTAGTGGGTGGAGTAATTAATCAGAAACATTTGGAAGTAGTGCTTGGCAGTTTAGCAAGGTGTTTTGATTGGGAAATGAATATATAACTAAATAAAAGAGAAATTTTATTGAAAAAGGAGGAGTTGATTATGAAAGTCTATGTTTTACTACATGAAACAGATTTTGATGGAGCATTTACAAGTAGTTCTATTGATAGTAAGTCATTCAAAACAATAGAAGATGCTAGAAAGAGTCTGCTATTGCATGGATATATAGAGCATGAAGATTTGACTTTTACACATTGTGAAGATGGAGTTAGTGATTATATCACAATTGTAGAAACAGCTTTAAATTAAAATAAATAATATATAAAAAGTCTTTGTCAAAACCATCTAACTTTGGTAGAATAGTAAGAGTAAGACATTAAAATAATATTGGGTAGTGACCGACACTAGAGGAGAATATTAATATGACAGTTTTACAAAATAAAGAATTAATCATTAATCTGTTTAATTTAGATAACGAATTAGAACTAGAAGAGACTCTTATTAAAATAAACCATATACATTCTGTTTGGAATAGTGAAAGATTTACTTTAACAGACCTGTTAGATTCATGGAATGAAATTTCAAATAACAATAATATCACTATGATTCAATTACTAGACGCTTTTTATAAATCTTCATTAGAAGCTAAAGAAAACAATCTATCAGCTAATGAGTTAATTGAACTAATTGTAGCTATGATTTCAGCAACAAGGGAAGGAGGATTAATTACTGGTAATACAATCAATAGTATTATTTCTCGTATCTCTAAAGAGAATGTAATTAATGGGTTAAAAACTAAAGGTATTGAAGTAAAGAAAGAAGATACTATAATTAATGTATTTGATAAAATTAAAAATCATATCAGTAAGATTACTAATAAAGAAGAACGTGATAATGAAATTACAAGTATTTCTAAAATCGTAGGTGGTATTTATCATATGTCACGTACTAATGCAATTATTCAGAATATGTAAAACTATGTATTTATGGAAGATACACCTATAGTTGATATAACAACGTTTAAAACAGTATTTAATTAAAGTGTATTTTACACAAGAACAGTAGAACTCAATAAAATGATGATTTTATTGGAAGTATCAAAAATTAAATTAAAAGGAGAGTTTTTATGAAAACATTAGTGGTAGAAATGATTAGAAAAGCAGGTAGCGATTCAAATTCTATAAAAACCATGTTGATTCAAGAAAGTAATCATGGACACGCAGTTTCATCAAAAGGATTTGAGAGTACTATTAAAGAGGCTTCTAAGTTTATTATTGATAATTATAAATCAGGAAGTTTTAATAAATTAATTATTGATAGAACAGGAATAGGGTTAGGTTTAATAGATACTATCATTGGAGATTTGAAAGGGTTAGGAATGAAGTATGACCAAAAAACAGGTGAAATCAAACAACTGTCAGAAGGTGATAAGTTGAAAGAGATTTTAAAAGAAGCTATAAAACAGCGCAATAGCTTAGATATGATATCATTTAGAAATTATGACGTAGAGAAATTCTATCAAGATTCAATTAAGAAAATAGAGCTATTAGAGGAACTCATTAAACTTTCCCAATAAAATCAAATATTTATTGGAGGGTATAACAAAATAATATAATTAAGAAGGAGAGATTGTATATGTTAGGTAAAATTGTAAAGGTTGAAGGCACTAGTGGACATTGGGATAATTTAATGGTAGTAGTAGGATTTGAAAACAACACAGATAGTCCATACGACTATAAATTTAAATTTGTACCATATTTTTCAGACCAAGATGATTTAAAAGTTGATTTAAGCTTAGGCATTATTGATTATCGATGCTGTACTGCAAATATAGGAGATTTCATTCAGATTCAAGAAGAGAAATTACATTACACTAAGTATGGTGAAAGCAATATTCGTGGAGTAAAGCATATCTATTTAGAACGTAAATGGGATGAAATTAAAATTCCGACACGATAACTTTAAATAAAGGCAACATTTTATTGAAATATTATAAAAAGAAAGGGAGAGATTTTATGGCTAAAGTTATTATTGATAATTACTCTGGAAATATAGCAGAGGGAGGGATAAGTCATAAAGATATAGAAGAGTTAAAAATAGTATGTGATACATCAGATGGAAAGAAAGAAGTTCTAATTTATATTAATGGAGAGGCGGTATTCGGACGAGACTTCTCTAGGCAAGCTAAAATGATTTGTAATCAAGTAGCTATTTATGAAGATTAATAGTCCCAATAAATTCTGTATTTTATTGAGAATAGTTTATAGAAAAAATATTTAAAAATAATTTTCAAATCTCTTTGTCAAAACAGTTTCATTTTGGTAGAATAGTATAGGAGGTAAAACAGCAATAACGGAATAGTAAATAACATTGAGAAAAGGTGGATGATAGTGTGAAAGTAGTTATTGAAATGGATATTATAGCAGATATTGATGAGGAAGTTCTTCTAGATGAAGAAAAGTTCAACTTTATTGAAGGATTAATTGAAGAAGGCGCAGATAGGAAATATGCAAGTGTAAGTATTAAAAGTATTGAAATTAAAAATTAAAATAATTTCTAAATAATTTTGTCAAACAGAGATTATTTTGGTAGAATAGTATAGTGGTATTATTACCACAAAGAAATAACATATAAACGAGATAAAGAATAACAACAAGAAATACTAAACTTGGTTATACTGCTCAATCGAGCATTAACAATATAAAAAACTAAACCCAAACAGAAAAGGATGATTAATTATTATGACAACTCAAACTACTAACACATTCCCAAAATTCGAAAACACAGCAACTATTGAAGGAACGGTTTATAGCTCTACTATTGTACAAAAAGATGACTTTAAAGATAAAGATGGCAAGAATTATACAGCTTTAACAGGACGCATTATTGTCCGCACAGGTGAAAATGAATCACATACAGTACAATATTTCGTTAAAGAGAAGACTGCTAAAGGTGAAGACAATAAAATTTTCACAAATGTTAAAACTGTAGTTGACGACTTAGTTACTATTGAAATGATTTCAGAAGGTAAAGCTCCAGAAGGCGCAGAGCCAACTAAGGTACGTGTACGCGGTGAATTAGCATTAAATGAATACTATAATGATGCAGATATGCTTCAATCACAATTACAAGTACGTGGAGTATTCTTAAATCGAGTTAAACCTGAAGATGATTTCAAGCCTCGTGCAGAGTATGATGTAGAGGGCATTGTAATTAGTAATATTGCTGAAGTTGAAGGTGAAGACAATGATGAAACAGGTCGTCAAATTGTTAAGGCTTTAATTCCAACTTACAATAATGCTCTGCCAATTGAATTTGTATCTCGTAAGAATGAACAAGATAAAGATTACATTGAGAATAATTTTGAAACAGGTACATCAGTTAATCTATATGGTAAAATTGTAAACTTCTCTAAGAAGATTGAGAAGAAGATTGAGGCAGGATTTGGTGAAGATAAAGTAGAGATTAAGTATGAGAATGTTCGTGAAGTACAGATTACAGGTGGTAAAGTTTATGATGAAGAATCAGAAAAAGCTATCACACAAGAACAGTTTGGTGAGTTACGAGTTAAACGTGAAACTGCTCTAGCAACTATTAAAGAGAAGCATGAAGCTAAGAAAGCTAATGCCAATAAGACTGGTGCTAAACAGGTAGGATTCGGTGGAGCTGGTGGAGTAGGAACAAGCAAATCTAAGCCTAAAGTAGATGTTAGTGGAATGTTCTAATGAGTTAGAAGGGCTTAATAAGTAAATAGAATATAAGCAGAATAGATAAATGAGCTGTAGTGAGATGAGAGACTGTCTTGCTACAGCGATTGATTAAACAAACCAAAACAATGAAATGAGGAATTTATAATATGACAACATTTGATATCTTTAATCCACAGATTTCAACAGTAGCAAAAGGCTTAGAAGGAAAAGCGATTTTAATCTATGGCTCAAATAGCACTGGGAAGACGAAACAAGCGACACGTATGAAAAAGCCATTCTATCTTGGCTTCGAGGATGGTATTCGAGCAATCGCAGGTATTCCTTTCCTAGCTATCAATCGTTGGGGAGACTTTAAAAAAATTAATAAACAATTAACAGACCCTAAGAATATCGATAAAGCTAAGGAAATGTACTCTACAATTATCTTCGATGAGGTCTTCACTGCCGCTAAATATTGCCAAGATTTCCTATGTCGTAAACATGGCGTAGAAACAATTGGAGATGGTAATAATGGCTATGGCTTATGGACAGAGTACGCTAACGAGTTCTGGGGAGAATTAGACAAGCTATTAAAGTCTGGTTTTACACTAGCGTTCATTGGGCATGAACAACTAGATAAAGATTCAGGTAAAATTGTCCCTAAGGGTGATGTGAGGTCGATGGCATTAATTCGAGACAATTGTGACTTAATCATTCGCTTAACATCAAATGGTGTAGATGAAAATGGTCGAGTAATCAAGTCTACTGCATGGACTGCTGAAACAGATGAGTATTTCGCCCGCTCACGCTTTGACTATATGGATACAGTTATTCCTGAGTTTACAGCAGAGTCATTAGAAAAGGCTGTGGCGATGGCTATTGAACGACAAGAAGAAGCTGAAGGAATTACTGCTGTATCTTACGATGAGCAACGAGAATCTATGACATCAGAAGTATTAGACTTTGACAAACTTAAAGACCAAGTAAATGAAATTGGAAGTCAATTAGCAGAAAATGGTCAATTAGATGAGTTATTAGACTTAGTAGAAAAGCATCTAGGTAAGGGCAATAAGGTGGCAGAAGCTAAGCCACATCAAGCAGAAGTATTATCTCTTCTATTAGATGATTTGAAAGAGCTTGTTGCTCAATAAACAAAAACAACTAAATCCAAAACAAAATAGGGAGTGCTTCGGTACTCTCTATTTTCATACATAGAACAATCTACACAACCTATATCATAAGATTCATAAACAAATAACATATAAAATAAAATTAGACTAGTAACAACATATTAATTATGCTAATATAAATAAGAGTCATAATATTCGACAAAGGAGGTCTTAAAATGACAGAACCAAAACGTAGAACACCTAGATGTAAAGCATGTCAAGAATGGGTAGATAAATCCCTAAATCAGCATACCCAGAAATCTACAGGTTACTACCATAATGAATGTTTAATAGTCATAGAAAGAGAAGCACAACACTATAAAGATTTAATTGAGTATGTAGTCAATCTATATAGGATTAAAGCTCCTACAGGTTGGATGACTAAACAGATTAAAGAGTATAAGGAACAAAAGCACTACACATATGTAGGAATGGAATACACTTTACGCTACATGTATGAGGTAGAAAGAGTAGAATTGCTTGAAGCTAAAGACTCAGGATTAGGGTTGATTCCATTCTACTATGAAAAGGCAAGGTATTACTATGCTAATATGGCTGAAATTAAAGCATCTATGAGAGAAATAAAAGTAGATAATACACCTGAGATTATTTATTTAGATAGACCTCAAGTTAAAAGAAGAAATAAAAAAATTAATATACAAGATATATAAGAGAGGGGTAATTATGATGAAATATATAGAACAAAGGATAAATACTTTAAAAAATATAAACGGCGAGCTTTGGGAGATTCATAGAACAACTTATAACAAGAAGCTAAGAAATGAAACTCTGCATCAAATAGATGTAAATTCAGAAATCATCAGAATTCTAGAAGGAAAATAGGAGGAAATTATGTCAAAAAACTACTTACACCAATTACAAGATAAGAGTTCTTATATTCATTTATTCTCAGCTTTAATTAAAAATCCATATGTATTGACAGACCATCCGATGAGTGAGAAGGATTTTCCTGAGCGCTTCCATCGAGTAGTATTTTCTGCCGTTTATAACCTGATTGGAGATGGAGCAGAAGAAATCAGCTCATTAACAGTAGATAGTTACTTGAAGTCTACACCTACTCAACATAAGATATTTGAAGATGGACAAGGCATTGACTATATTGAAGCGTGTTTAGAACGTGGAGAAGCAGGAAACTTTGAATATCATTATGCTAGAGTTAAGAAGTTTACATTATTACGTCAGTATTACATGAGTGGCATTGATATTTCAGATATTTATAGTATTGACTTTATGAGTTCAGAAGAAGAGATTCAACAACATAGACGATTCAATGAGATGACAGTTAATCAAATGATTACGCATATTGAGTCAAAGTTTATTAATATTAAAGATGAGTTTGTATATGAGAAAGATGGATATGGTGGACATATCTCTGATAATATTAATGAAATTTTAGAAGAGGCTATGCAACGACCCGATTATGGAGCGCCATTTTTAAGTCCTATGTACAACACAGCGACACGAGGAGCACGTAGACGTAAGTTATATTGTCGAAGTGGTAATACAGGCTCAGGAAAGACTCGTGGAGGGTTAGGAGACTTATTATATCAATGTGTTCCTATTATCTATGACCCAATTAAAGAATATTGGATATATACAGGCAACCGTGAAAAAGGATTAATTATCAGTACAGAATTAGAAGAGAATGAGGTTAAGATACCTGCTCTATGCTTCATCGCTTGTGTAAGTGAGGATAAACTACGTAATAATGAACTAACAGAAGATGAACGAAAACGTTTACGTATTGCTAAGAAGATATTAGAGAAGACAGATTTTTGGTTAGAGGAATTGTTTGACTTCGATATTGATGATTTAGAACATCTTATTCAAAAGTATATTAATAAGCATGATGTAGGATATGTATTCTTTGACTATATTCATACTACATTAAAGATGTTTGACTCTATGGCTAAACGTGGAGCTAAGAACTTACAAGAGCATCAACTGTTACGTATTCTATCTGTACATTTAAAGAATATGTGTAATAAGTATAATATTTGGATTGGTACAGCTACTCAGCTCAATGCTAAGTGGAAAGAAGAAGGCAATATGGATGAGACTGCTATTGAAGGCTCTAAATCTGTAGCTAATAAATTTGACTTAGGGGCTATTCAAATTGAGATGACAATTAAAGACCAAAAGCTATGGGAAGAAATGAAAGCTGATATCCAAACTCCTTTTGGACTAGAACCAACACATACAATTAATATCTATAAGAACCGTGGCAATAAGTGGAAATTTATTCGTATTTGGATTCATTTTGATATGGGAACATTACGTGTGACAGACTTATTTGCAACTAACTATAGAGGACAGATTGTAGGACTAAAAGGAAAGCAATTCAAGTATACAGAAGTAGATTATGATATGACAGAAGAACAGGTATTGGTATTCTTAGAAGAGTTAACAATGAATGGTTCAAATGAAGAATATAAAGACACTAAATTTGATAAACAAGTTGAAGTTGATATGAAAAAAGAAATGGAAGAGGTAAAGATAGAAATGGAGTTATTTGAAGAGGAGGATGAGCTACCTGAAGCATTCAGTGATGAAGCATTGAGTAAATTAGACAAAGGTACAAGTTTTGGAGAAGAAAAGGTGGTAGAAAAGAAGCCTAAGTTTGAATGGTAAGGTGATAAGCCGATGATGGATGCAAAAGAGCTATTGAATAGTCTTACAATTGATGAGATAAAGACAATTTTGATTGAATTAGGCGCACAACATATCGAAGATTTATCGGAATCAAAAGGACATCTGATTACCAATACTATTTGCCACAATATATCAGATGGTAAGATGAAACTATATTATTACACTGAAAGCAACGGTAAGTTTGAAGGTAGAAAGTTTCATTGCTTTACAGCGTGTGGTGATAACTTCAATGTGTATGAATTGGTTAAGCGCAACCATGAATTAAAGGGAATTGAAATGAGGTTCCCTGATGTAATTGGTTGGATATGTAGTAAAACAGGTAGAAAGAATTATGGGTATTCTAAGCCTGAAGGATTTAGTCATGAAGAGGAGAAGATAAATGATGAGCTTGAGTATCTTAAAAAGTTCGATAAGAAGAAGATTGAGCCTCCTAAATTAGTTGAGCATGATGAATGTATACTAGGTAGGTTTACCAATCACCATCATCAGAGTTGGCTAGAAGATGGAGTAAGCCACGAAACTATGAATAGATATGAAGTCATGTATGATTATTACAGACATCGAATAATTCTCCCTCATAGACATTGGGAAACAGGTGGTCTGATTGGTATAAAGTGTCGCTCATTGGAACAAAACGAAATAGACAAGGGGTTTAAGTACATTCCATTAAAGACAGAAGATACTCTATATTCCTATCCTAGCTACTTTAATCTATATGGATATTGGCAAAATAGAGAGTATATAAAGAAAATAAAGAAGATTATTTTATTCGAGGCTGAAAAAAGTGTGCATCAAGTTGAATCCATGTATGGAGAAAATAATTTTAGTAGTTCATTAATGGGTAGTAACATATCTCAAGCTCAAGTAGATATGCTAATCAACGATGGTATAGAGGAAGTTATTATTGCGCTAGACCGTGAATATATCGATATAGATAGTCCACAAGGTAAAAGTTATCAACAGAAAATCATCCGTATGGGATTAATGATGGCACAGTATATGCGTGTTGCAGTATTGGTTGACACAGAGAATAGGCTTAAATTAAAAGATAGTCCTAGTGACCAAGGGCAAGAAGTATTAGAACAATTGCTAAAAGAGAAGCAGTATATTCAATTGATGGAGTAAATAGTATATAATAGAAATGGAGAATGATAAAATGTCATATAAATTAATCAGTAAAAGCAACTACTTCACAGAAAACCTATTAGAGGTAATTTGCAGAAACAGAAAAGTAGATATTAATAAAATTAAGAATCCAAGTATCAATGATACAGTTGAGCCAACTAAGTTAGTAAATATGGACAAGCTAATGAATGTATTTAGAGTATATGGACAGCAAAAGGAGGTTGAAGTAGGATTAGTGGTTGACAGTGACCCTTAGTGTGAATTCCAGATGGATATACTAGTTCTGCAATACTAGGAATGTATTTAGAAAAAAACTTCCCCCATTTTAGTATTCGATACTTCTTCCACTCAGGGAAGCAACATGGAGTGACAGATGAAGTTATGGAACAAATTAAGTTTTTGGATTTGGATATTTTATTTGTTCCCGATGCAGGTTCGAATGACTTTGAGAATCATAAGAAATTATTTGATAAAAACGTCTTAGTGGCTGTAATTGACCATCACTCATGTGATAAAATGTCCGAACATGCATTAGTAGTCAATACTCAATTGTCACCTGATTATCCTAATAAACAATTATCAGGTGTTGGCGTTGTTTATCAAACACTTAAAGAATTAGATAGGCAATTAGGGATAGAAGAAGCCGATAACTTCTTAGATTGGGTAGCTCTAGGAAATGTAGCAGATGCACAATTGATTACAGAACCAGAAACTAGGTATTACGTCTATGAGGGCATTAAGAATCTGCAATCTCCATTACTCAAGGAATTTATATTCAAGCATATCGGAAAGTGGGATAAAGTATGTCCACAGACACTCTCATTCAATTTAATTCCTAAAATTAATGCGGTTATTCGTGTAGGGACTATGGAGGAAAAACAGAAACTATTCTACACTATGATAGGTAGAGAAGAAGAGTTTTATAATACACGCACAAAGAAAACCGAAACTGCTATTGAAACAACTGTGAGAATTGCTACTAATGCCCATGCAAAACAGAACCGAACTAAGAAGAAATGGTTAGGTATCATCAAAGAACGTATCCAGCTAGAAAACTTAAATTCTCGTCCTATTTTAGTAATAACATTTACTAAAGCTGATAAATTCGATTCAGCATTAGGAGGGGTAATTGCATCGTCTTTGACTAATATTTATAGAAAGCCTGTAATCATGCTAACTCACAATGAAGAAAAGCAATCCTATGGTGGCTCTATGCGTGGATACGAAGATTTTACTCCTGATTTAAAGGTATTCCTAGAAGAATTAAATATCTTCGATTGGATTCAAGGACATGCTAATGCGGCAGGTGTTCAGATTTCAGCGACTAATCTAGAAACCTTTAATAAAATGCAAGATAAAATGGCTGAGCAGTTTACTTTAAAAGGAAACAGTTCAGAAGATAATCCAATTAAGATTGACTTTATTATTGGTGCTAAAAATATGCGCGGTGGAATTGTTGATGAAGTACAGAAGTATGAGAAGTATTGGTGCAAGGGGTTAGAAGCTCCGTTATTTGCTCTAACGGATTTAACTGTAGATATGCATGATATTAAGATTAGTACTGGCGGTATGATAAAAATTCCAATTAATGGTGTGGATTATACGATGTTCACAGCTACACAAGAATGGATTGATTTAGCAGAAACTAATCAAACAGTCACATTTGATGCCATAGGGAAATTGGGTGTATCAGAGTTTATGGGCAAGACCAGTCGCCAGTGCATCATGGACAATTATGTGATTAAGAAGGTAGAAGAATCAACTAAACAGAAAGTTTTATTTGAATTTTAGAACCCAATAAAATGTGCATTTCATTGGAATAGGAATAGGAGGATGAATATTATATGGAAATTGGTAATAATAAGATAAGCTACAAAGATGTATTAGAGATAGCTAAAGAATTAACAGGGAAAAGAGAATTAATCATTCCTAAAGAAATCGCAGAAAGATTAGAAACTGCTTTTATTGATATGGATAAGCTAAATGAGGGCATCGAAATAATGTGTAAAGAGTTAAGAGCATTAAAAATACTTTAGATAAACCTTTGACAAAGTATAAATAAATAGTATATAATAGCGATGTAGCATATAAAAGCTATGTCGCTATTATTATATAGAGAGATAGTTAAAGGAGGAATTTTAATATGTGCAATAATTGTAAACGAGTGGAACTACATTTTCACAGCGACGTATCGAACATACGGCTCATCGATTCGATAAATAAAGTAGAAGATATTATATTGGGCGCTCATGAAATGGGAATGAATTCTGTAGCATTGACTGACCATGAATCTTGTTCTAATCATATCAAGGCTTTAAAAGCTGTCAAGAAATTTAAGAAAGAAGGAAGAATACCTCAAGATTTCAAATTAATTTTAGGAAATGAAATATATTTAATTTTTGATAGTTTAGAAGAAGTGAGAGATAATTATAAATCAAAAATTACAAAATTCCCACATTTCCTAATTTTAGCTAAGAATAAAAAAGGACACAAATTCATGCGCCAACTATCTTCTCATGCATGGAAAAACTCATTCTACACTGGCTTAATGGAACGAGTACCAAGCACTCACACGTACACAGAGGAGCTTATGAAAGAATATAAGGGAGATATTGTAGCATCTTCAGCTTGTTTGGGAGGCTCATTGGCAATTCATACATTAGGAAGAGAAGAAGCTTTACAGAACAATGATACAGAATTAGCAGAATATCATGAAGAAAAACTACATCAATTTATTAAATGGTGTATTAAGGTTTTCGGTCAAGAAGATTTTTATTTAGAAATGCAACCATCAGGAGACTATGAACAGAAAACAGTCAACTTAGAAGTATTAAAGTTAAGTAAACAGTATAATTTAAAAATAATTATTACTAATGATGTCCACTATGTTAAACGTGAGGATAGAGAAATTCATAGTGCATATCTACGCTCAAAAGAGGATGAACGTGAAACAGATGCATTCTATTCTCACACTTATTTACATGAGAATGAAGAGATATTTGAGAAATTAAATTATATTGATACAGATATTATCCATCAAGCATTTGATAATACGATTAAGATTAGTGAACAATGTGAAATTTATGATTTAGAAGCACCAACAGTTATTCCAATTTCTAAAGTTCCTGATTTTGAGTTAGTTCACTTATTTAAAAATGGCTATGATAGATATGAATTCATAAGAAATATGGCTTATTCTGATAGTGAGCAAGATAGATACTTCTTGTATACTGTAGAAAAAGGATTTATAGATAAAATATATAGGCCTGATATTACAAAAGAGGAGTTCCATAAATACGTTAGTCGAATTGATATAGAATTAGAACAACTATGGAAGATGACAGAAAAAATAAATGCAGAAATAAAAGATAAAAACAAGCACCAACATATGTCTTCGTATTATATAACAACTATTAAATTGGTAGAATTGATATGGGGAGATAACTGTGGTGATGATAGTTATAAAGAGGGTTCTCTTCTTGGATGCGGTCGAGGCTCTTCAACTTCTTGGTTAGTGAATTTTTTATGTGGTATCACTATGGTAGACCCATTAGCTTACGGAATGGAAATACCCTATTGGAGACATCTCAATCATGAGATGGGCGATATCAGTTCTCTTGATATAGATTTAGATATAACATCTTCAAAAAAGAAGTATATTTTTGAACGGATGAGAGCTTTCTATGGAGAAGATAACGTAATTCAAGTATGTACATTTGGTACAGAAAAACCTAAATCAGCGATTAATACTGCTTGTAGAGGGTTGGGAATACCTTTAGAAGAAGCACAGTATATTAGCTCCTTTATACCATTTGAGCGTGGCGAACATTATTCTATAGAAGATTGTCTGTATGGCAATGATGAAGAAGGAAGAAAGCCTGTTGCTGAATTTATTAGAGAAATAGAAAAGTATCCAAAATTAAAAGAAACGGCACTCAGAATATCTGGAATAATTTCTCGCCGCGGAATTCATGCAGGTGGTGTTATGGTTTATAACAATGGGTATATAGAATCTAACGCATTAATGCGAGCACCTAATGGAGATTTTACCACACAATATAATTTAGATGACTCTCAGTCCACTGGAGGTATAAAATTTGACGTTCTCTCTATTGAAGCTAACGATAAAATTCAAGAGGCTATGGATTTATTGTTAGCGAATGGCGAGATAGAGTGGCAGGGAACACTGAGAAAAACCTATGAAAAATATTTACATCCACAAGCAATAGACAAAACTAGTAAACGTATTTATGATTTAATTGGTGAGGATAAGATACCAGACTTATTTCAATTCTCAACTGGACTTGCTCAAGCAGTAATAAAAAAGGCAAAACCATCAAATCTCATTGAAACTATGGCAATAAACTCCATAATGCGTCTCATGTCAACAGAGGGCGAACAACCAATTGACACATTTGTAAAGTTCAAGAATAATATTGATTTATGGTATGAGGAAATGAGAGGTTTTGATTTAAATGAAGAAGAAATAAAAGTATTTGAGGAACATTTATTGCCTCTTTCGGGAGTGTCAGATACACAGGAATCAATAATGCTAATGGCTATGGATAAGCGTATTGCAGGATTTGATTTATTCCAATCAACTAAGTTGCGCAAAGCAGTCTCAAAAAAGAAAAAGGATGATGCTTTAGCTATTAGAAAAATACTATACCAACAAACAGAAGAGTTAGGAAATAGAAAAGAAATGGCAGATTATTTGTGGCATCAGATTGAACGTATGCTATCATATG